AGCAGTAAGCTCCGTGAGTGTGCTCGCTTCAGGAACCTCTGCAGGGCTAACAGACGCTATAAAAATATCACCAACTACGGGAGCGGTTCAGGTTCAGTCTAATGCTTTTGACGGATCAGATAAAGTGGGCCATGTACCTGACGCTTCTGCCGCAGGAGCTACAACAGATTTCTTGAGAGCCGACGGAACGTGGGCTGCCCCTTCGGGAGGGTCTTCAGGCTTCGGAGGGTTACAGACTTTTATGTTGACTCAGGCTAAGACAGGTGTTACAGCTAACAACTATATGACCTTAGCTCTCAATAACACAAACACAACGGGAGACAGAACGGTGTTCTCAACGGATTTGGGAGCTTCATCTCCAGCAGTTATGGCTGGAACGATGACTGATGGGCAACATGTGGCGGGTTGTTTTTTATATAATCCTGTAACCAGTACATGTTTAACCGCTACTCCAGCTATGAAGTGTTGCGACATCTACTTCCAGTATCTTCCAGAGTTTTCGGGGCATAATTTCACCTTAGAGATATGGAAAACATCTGTGTGCACATCGGGAACATATACTGCTGCTGGGTCTGCTACTGTATCCTCAACCGCAGGCACGCTTACGTGCGATAGTATTACTTTTGTTAGCAGTGCTTTACAAACATTACAGTTAGGTGAGGCTTATTTTATAACAGTAAAGCAAGATTCCACCTTAGTCGCAAACGACTTCCTCTTGAACCTTACGGTAAGATATGAGATGGTAGCTTAAAACTTTAAATTAAATGAAATGGACATCAGGAAAATATCAATCGGTGCAGACTATAAGTCTGGCGCCATGCATTACATCGTAGGGCAAGACGTCTTAGGCGGAAGCCATACGATACATCTTATACAGGACCATAACGAAGGGTATAAAATTTGGATACAGAAATCTGAGGAAGTATATTTGTGGAAAGAGTTTAGAAAAACTCTACCCATTTCTTTAGAATTTAATATCAATTTTTAATGCAATCTCCTTTTAGCTTTATAGTAAAAGCATACAACGAAAGGAGGTACGACAATATTAAGGAGATAGGGGGTGTAGACTTTATCACCAGTGTATCTAAAGAAGACCACACCGCATCCAATCGTTTTGCTACCGTAGTGGAAACACCACTAAAATATTCTGGCCCCATAAAAAAGGGGGACAGGCTTCTCGTGCACCACAATGTATTTAAGTATTATAACGATATGAGGGGGAGGGAGAAGAGTGGGAAGAGTTATTTCCGTGACGATATGTTCTTCGTAGAGATGGATCAGTTCTTTATGTACCATAACGGTACACGGTGGAACGCCCACGATAAGTATTGCTTTGTAAAACCTATCCCCGCCAAGGACTCTTCTATATATAAGCGTGGAGAAGAACCTCTCGTAGGGATACTTAAGCATGGAAACGCAGAGTTAGACGCTTTGGGAGTCAGAGAGGGGGACGAAATAGCTTTCGAGCCTGAAAGCGAGTACCCCTTTTATGTAGATGGAGAAAAGCTATATAGGATGTTTACTAACAATATAATGATGACGCTATGATATATGTTATAGATGATTTTTTGGAGCGCCCTATTTTAGATGTAGCTAATAACTATCTAAACGATGAGCCTTTTGAAAAGCAGGTGGTAGGAGAAAAAGATTTCTACGTAAAAGAATCCCCCACAGACTTCACTAATTATATAATAGACAGACTCACGGTTATAGAAAAACGACCTCTGGTTAATATATTATCCTTCTTTAGAGAGGCTACCGATGAGCTTGATGTTTCATGGCGTATCCATTCCGATTTGAATATTAATGGACAGAAGCCAGACAGGGCTATAGTTTTATATATGTCTCCACGAGAGATGGAAGATTTGCATGGCACCGCTTTATGGGAACACCATAGGTGTGGAAGGGAGATTCCAAAAGGAATTTCAGACGAAGAGTATGATAAAATGATTAAGGTAGACGCAGAAGATTTAGATAAGTGGAGGTTGAGTTCTGTAATAGGATATGAAAAAAATAGACTGATATCTTATCCGTCTTCATACTTTCATAGCAAGTACCCTAACGTATCTTGGAAAGAAGGAAGGCAGGTTTTTGTAATGTTTTATAAATTTAATTAATATGGGAGTACAGAAAAATATAGCCTCACTAAAAGTAAATACAGAGGCGCTAACAGAGAATTTAAAAAAGCTTATCTTAGAGGAGCAGCAAACCAGGGAGTTGGCTGTAGGTACCTTAAACCTTTTAAAGCTAATGCCTGGGTATGAAGAGGCTTTAGCGGAAATGAAAAAAAGCGCCGAAGAAGATGGACACCAAGGAGATTAAATTACAGATCATAGAGGCGGGTGAAAAGGCTGTGCGACAATTAGTTAAGGTGGCTAAAGAAGATATCATCAAGTTTGATAAAGACGATGAGTTGGCTGCGGACAGATTAAAGAACGCAGCGGCTACCAAGAAGCTTTGTATCATGGATGCTTTTGAGATATTAAAAAGAATAGAAGAAGAGAAAGCTCTTTTAGACGGGGCTCCTTTAGAAAGTAAAACACACACCCCGAAAGGATTTGCCGAGTCAAGATCAAAATAGTTTATATAGGGTAGTAGAGAAAGCTATACCTAAACATGTGGTGGTAAATAAAAACCGTGCCCGCACATGGGCCTATGGCTATGATCCAAAATATGACGTCGTGGTTATATCTAAGACGGGTCAGATAGGAGAGGTGTATGAAATAAATGGTCTAAGAGTGGCTTTGCCTAAAGCTCCCAAAGAAGTTTATTCTCGCTCTAAGAAAAAAGAAGAACAATACTGGGAGCCTTTTGAATATAGCAAAGACCTGAAGCGTATTAAATCTATCTTCCAATGGCACTCTACCCCAAATACTTTTAAGTCTAAGTGGGTGGAATATATAGAGTCGGAGTTCGATAGGCGTGAGGAAGGTTTCTGGTTTTTAAACAACGGGACCCCTACCTACATAACAGGAACGCATTATATGTATCTCCAATGGACGAAGATAGATGTGGGGCACCCTGACTTTCGGGAGGCCAATAGAATTTTTTATATCTTTTGGGAAGCATGTAAAGCAGATAAGCGTAGCTTTGGGATGTGTTACTTGAAGATACGTCGTTCGGGATTTTCTTTTATGAGCTCCAGCGAAGGCGTAAACCAAGCCACTATAACTAAAGACTCACGGATAGGAATACTTTCCAAAACAGGATCAGATGCTAAAAAAATGTTTACCGATAAGGTGGTACCTATATCTAACAACTATCCCTTCTTTTTTAAACCGATACAGGATGGAATGGATAAGCCTAAGACAGAACTTGCTTATCGTGTTCCTGCTTCGAAGATTACAAAGAAAAACATGTATGAGATCGAAGAGGAAGAGCTGGAGGGACTGGATACTACTATAGACTGGAAGAATACGGGAGACAATAGTTATGACGGAGAGAAGCTACAGCTGCTCCTGCATGATGAGAGTGGTAAGTGGGATAAGCCCGATAACATCCTGAACAACTGGCGTGTAACAAAAACGTGTCTTCGTTTGGGAAGCAAGGTTATAGGTAAGTGTATGATGGGCTCTACCTCTAACGCTTTAGATAAGGGTGGTAGAAACTTTAAAGCTTTATATGAAGACTCCTTTCCTTCCAAGCGCAACTCCAACGGTCAGACTAAAAGCGGTATGTATTGCTTATTCGTTCCTATGGAATGGAATATGGAAGGGTTTATAGATATGTATGGCATGCCTGTATTGCGCACTCCACCTAAACCTATAGTGGGGATTGATGGAGAGGATATAAATATAGGGGCTATAGACTACTGGGAGAACGAGGTAGCATCACTTTCTCAAGACGCCGACGCTCTCAATGAGTTCTACAGACAGTTCCCACGTAGCGAGTCTCACGCTTTCCGAGATGAAAGCAAGCAGTCTATTTTTAATCTAACTAAAATATATCAGCAGATAGATTACAACGACTCCTTAATTATGGACCATCACCTTACGCAGGGTTCTTTCCGTTGGAAGGATGGTATAAAAGACTCCACAGTGATATGGTCTCCTGATAAGCGCGGTAGATTTTTAGTGGGATGGACTCCGCCTCCTCATATGCAGAATAGGGTGGAGGTGCGTAATGGTAGAAAATATCCAGGCAACGAACACTTAGGCTCTTTCGGATGTGACTCTTATGATATATCTGGAGTGGTAGTGGGTAAGGGATCGAATGGATCTTTGCATGGCCTTACGAAGTTTAATATGGATGAAGCTCCAAGCAATGAGTTCTTCTTAGAATATATAGCCCGGCCACAAACGGCAGAGATATTTTTTGAGGAAGTGCTTATGGCTTTAGTCTTTTATGGTATGCCTATCCTGTGTGAGAATAACAAACCGCGCCTCTTATATCATTTGAAAAACAGAGGGTACAGAGGGTTTTCTTTAAACAGACCTGATAAAATATACACCAAGCTTTCGCGTACAGAGAAAGAACTTGGCGGCATACCTAACACCTCTGAGGACGTAAAGCAATCTCACGCAGCCGCTATAGAATCCTATATAGAAAAGCATGTGGGGATGGATATGGCGGGAGAATACCGAACTAAAGAGGACATGGGAACTATGTGTTTCCGTCGTACCTTAGAGGATTGGGCTAAGTTTGATATAACCAATAGAACTAAGTTTGACGCCTCTATAAGCAGTGGTTTAGCTATTATGGCCAACCAAAAGCATTTATACACCCCTGCTACAAAGAAATCAAAAATAAGCATTAACTTTGCAAAGTATAATAATAGTAGTACAACAAGTCAATTAATTAGATGAAGGGACTCCAGATAGATATTAAGTCTGCTACCTTCCCGAACCAGTTTGTTTCTGACTCTGAGAAAGCAACAAAAGAATTTGGGTTGCAGGTCGGACAAGCTATTCAATATGAATGGTTCAGGAGGGATGGATTATCCTGTAGGTTTTATAATCAGTTTCAAGAGTTTCATAAGCTAAGACTTTATGCACGCGGAGAACAATCTGTGGGTAAGTATAAAAATGAGTTGGCTATAGATGGAGATTTATCTTATCTTAATTTAGACTGGACCCCTGTACCTATTATACCTAAGTTTGTAGACATAGTAGTGAACGGCATGTCCGACAGGTTGTTCGATGTGAAGTGCTATGCTCAAGATGCTTTGTCTGCAGAGAAACGCAATGAGTTTCAGACGGTAGTAGAGAAAGACATGGTCGCTAAAGATCTTTTTATGCAAATACAAAAAGACTTTGACGTCGATCCATTTACCGTTAACCCAGAAAATCTTCCTGAGAGCGATACTGAGATGGAGCTGTTTATGCAGCTTAATTACAAACCGTCTATTGAGATCGCTAATGAGATTGCTATTAATACCATGTTGGAAGAGAGTCGTTATAACGATACTCGTAAACGTGTAGATTATGACATAACTACATTAGGGATCGGTATGACTAAGCACGTATTCCAAGACGGAGATGGGGTAAGGGTAGAATATGTAGACCCTGCTAATGTGGTATATAGCTATACTGAAGACCCCTATTTTAAAGATTGCTTCTATTGGGGAGAGCTAAAGACTATACCTATTACAGAGGTTTTAAAAATCAACCCTGACCTTACTGCAAAAGATTTAGAAGAAATATCTCAGTACAGCCAATCGTGGTACGACTATTATAATGTAGCACAGATGTATGAGAACAGCATGTTTGCTCGAGATACATGTACTCTTTTATACTTCAATTACAAAACTACCAATAGCTTTGTATATAAAAAGAAAGAATTAAAAGACGGTAGTTTTAAAACTGTAGAGAAGGATGATCAGTTTAACCCTCCAGAGGAGATGATGGAAGAGGGAAGGTTTGAAAGGGTAGAGAAGCGCATTGATGTATGGTATGAGGGGGTTATGGTTATGGGAACCAACATTGTCCTTAAGTGGGATATGATGAAGAATATGGTTAGACCTAATTCAGCAAATCAATTTGCTATGTCTAACTATGTAGCGTGTGCTCCACGTATGTATAAAGGAGTGGTGGAATCGTTAGTTAGAAGAATGATACCTTTCGCTGATCTTATCCAGATGACGCACCTTAAGATCCAGCAAGTAGTAGCGCGTGTAGTACCTGACGGTGTGTTTATAGACGCCGATGGTTTAAACGAAGTCGATTTAGGAACGGGTAATGCTTATAACCCTGAAGACGCTTTACGCCTTTACTTCCAAACGGGTAGTGTAATAGGTAGAAGCTATACTCAGGATGGTGAATTTAATAATGCAAAAGTTCCTATACAACAGTTAACTTCTAACAGTGGGGCAGGTAAGCTTCAGATGCTTATAGGAAACTATAACCATTATTTAGATATGATACGCGGCGTAACAGGTCTTAACGAAGCCCGCGATGGAAGTACCCCAGACCCAAACTCTTTAGTGGGGGTACAGAAACTGGCGGCTTTGAACTCAAACACGGCTACTCGACATATCCTTCAGGCAAGTTTATATATTACTAAAACTTTAGCCGAAGCTCTTTCTTTACGTATAGCTGACGTATTAGAGTATGCAGATTTCCGCGACGAGTTTGCTATGCAGGTAGGTAAGTATAACTTAGGAATCTTAGAGCAAATACAGAACTTATATATCTATGACTTCGGTATCTTTATAGAGATGTCTCCGGATGAAGAGCAGAGGGCTCAGCTCGAAGCTAATATCCAGATGGCTCTTTCTCAAAAAGACATTAGTTTAGAGGATGCTATAGATATTAGACAAATCAAAAACTTAAAGCTGGCTAACCAATTACTTAAGGTAAAGAGGAAGCAGAAGCAACAGCAGATGCAGCAGATGGAGGCTCAGAAGCAACAGATGCAAGCTCAAGTCAACCAGCAGTCACAACAGATGGCGGCACAGGCGGCTATGCAAAAGCAGCAGATGGAGATGCAGGCTAAGATGCAGCTACAACAAGCTGAAGCGGCTATGTCTATAGAAAAGATGAAGAATGAAGCGGCCCTTAAGCAACAGCTGATGGCGGTAGAGTTCCAATATCAGATGCAGCTTAAAGGTGTGGAGCAGTCACAGATAGACGCCCGAGAAGAAGCGAGGGAAGTGGGTAAGTCTGAGCGTATAAGTCAAGCAAATACGGAGCAGTCTAAACTTATCCAGCAACGTAAGAATAATACTGCGCCTATCAACTTTGAATCGAATGAAGATAGCTTAGATGGTTTTGACTTTTCGGAGTTCAACCCACGCTAAAGTTATTAGGAATATATACACTAACTTTGTAAAAATTAAATCAAATGGATAACGAAAAATTTGTTGTTAAAGAAGTTTCGGAAGTAGAACAAAAGTCTAAAGCACAAGTTGAAGAGGAACTACTTCAAAAACATGAGGAGCAATTTGAAGCTTCAGAAAGTGTTGAAGGTGTGGAAAAGGTGGACACCACTGCAGAAGCAGAGGGTGCGCAGCCAGAGCCAGAGACACAGGAAGGAGTTGGATTAAAAGACGAAGACGTTCTTGAGTATATCAAGAGCAGATACGATAAAGAAATAAACTCTGTAGATGAGTTGTTTGCCCAGACAGAAGCAAACGAGGAATTGCCAGAGGATGTTTCAGCGTTCTTTAAGTATAAAAAAGAAACCGGTAGAGGATTCGATGACTACGTAAAACTGCAAAAGAATTACGAAGACATGGATGGAGATACCGTAATAGCTAACTACTATTCTCAAACCGAGGAAGGGTTGGATGAAATCGATATTCAAGATATCATAGAAGATAAGTTTGGATACGACGAAGACCTGGATGAGGAAAAGGATATTAAGAAGAAAAAGTTAGCGCATAAAAGAGAACTTGTAAAAGCGAAGAAATTTTTCAAGGAGCAACAAGAACAATACAAAATTCCTCTTGAGTCAAGCGGGGGTTTTAGTTCGGAGGAGCAAACTGAAGAGTTTAATCGCTATAAGAGTTATGTTGAGAAATCAACCACTGAAAAAGAGGGCATGGAAAAGAGGTATGCCTGGTTTGTCGATAAGAGCCAAGAAGTGCTCAACGATGATTTTAAAGGTTTTAATTTCACCGTCAACGACACCGAGTATACTTACAAACCTGGCGACGGAGCGGAGCTATTCAATAAGCAGAAGGATGTAAATAATTTTGTAAAACCTTATTTAGATGCTGACAGCGGAGTGATGAAGGACGCTGCAGGATATCATAGAGCATTATCTGTAGCTATGAATCCTGATAAGTTCGCCCCTGTCTCTTATACACATCTGACGCTGCCGACGAGCGATCTAGTGTAGATCTCGG